TTCCTGTTTAACGAATGTACCTTCATCGTTCCAAACAGCAAAGCACTTTCCTTTACTAACGGTGCCAGAGTCGAGTTCCTGAACTGCTTCTCTTACTTTGCCGCAACTGGTATTGAGGGTCTGTCTGGCTCTGTTGGTTTTGCTTCTACTGGTAAGACAAGACTGAGAGCAACTGGTCTCACGACAGACGTTGGAGTCGGCAACACCGTTACCTACTTTGATACTGACGGTGTAACTGGTCTGGCAACTGGTATTGTTGCTAGTGCCGATGCCACTTATTTCAGAATCCAAGGTAAGAGCACTGGATTTGAAGTTCTGCCAAACAGATCTGCTCAGGCAGTTACCTTCAATGGTGACGCACAACTCTCCACCAACTTCCCCAAGTTTGGTACAGCAGCACTGTATCTTGACGGTACAAACGATTCTATTAGTGCCGAAACGTCTGGTGGATTTGGATTTGGAACTGGTGATTTTACTGTTGAGTTCTTCATCAGACCAGACGAAATCACTGGTAAGAAGACTCTGTTTGACCTGAGAGATGGATCTGATTCCGATACTGCGATCAACGTCGTTTCTCTCGGTGCTAGCATCGGTTTGCAGGTAGGAACCACCACTGCTATTCTGGGTAACACTGGACTGAGCACTGGCACCTATTATCACGTTGCCGTTGCCAGAACTGATAGCAATACCAAACTGTTCATTGACGGCACACAAGAGGGTTCTACCTACTCGGATAGCAATGACTATGGAAGCACCAAGCCAATGGTCCTTGGTGCCGAATATGACGGTGCTACAGGTGCTTATAAGGGTTACATTGATGAGTATAGAGTTGAGAAGGGTGTAGGCAAGTACAGAGCAAACTTCACTGCTCCAGTAGCAGAACTTCTGGGTGATAGAGACACCTCTGTTCTTCTCCACTTCAATGGTTCTGCTGGTGTAACCACCACTGCTGATGACATCATCGTCAATCAGGACATTCGCATTGAGCAAGCTGGTGGTGGAATCGGAACCGCAACCAAACTTACTCTTGCCGACTTCAGTCAGTTCGGTGCTGACATGCGTTCGGTCGGTTGTGCCGTTGAGTATGGTCAGAAGGGTGTTGTTGCCGATGGTGACGGTGTTGCTCTGAGATTCTTTGCCGTCAACTTCAACTTTGTCGGTTCTGGTGGAGACTTCTCTAACGATCCTAACCTTGCTGTTCAAGCAAACGAGGTTACCGAACTCAACAACGGTGAAGTTTCCTATGTCAGCATCGACCATAAGGGTGACTTCAGAGTCGGTGAGGCATTCTTCGTCGATCAAGAGAATGGAACGGTATCCTTCACTAACCAGGTAACAAGCCTTCAGGCACTTTCTTCCCTGACGATTACTGATGGCACTAACAGCAGTGTTATAACTCCTACTAGTGGTCAGTTTGGTAACGTCTCTATCTCTGGAAACAGCATTGAGACTCTCTCTGGTGATCTCAATCTTAACCCTGCTGGTTCTGGTGAAGTCAATATTATTGGCAACGTAAACATTGCTGGTATTCTGACAGCATCAGTCGTTCAGATTGATGCCTTCCAGAAGGGTGATACTTCTATTGCTCTGGACGACACTGGTTCTGACGGCACTATCAGATTCAATACTGATGGTGTTGAAGGAATGCGGTTGGATAACAACCAAAACCTTGGAGTCGGAACAGACGCACCAAGAGCAAGATTGGATGTTGTCGGTGATACTTTAGTTGAAAACATTACTGCTACTGGAATTGCTACTCTCACCCAAATTGATTCTCCTCTTGGTGAGTTTAACACCATCAACATTAGTTCTGGATTTGCTACCAACTTCACGTTCTCTGGTATTGCCACATTCCAAGACAATGTTTACTTCGGTGACAACGATGTTCTGAACTTTGGTAACTCCGATGATCTTCAAATCTACCACAGTGGATCTGATTCGATCATTAGAGATGTCGGCACTGGCAGATTGTTGTTACAAAGTGACGGAACCGAAATCAGACTCGGTTCTACTTCTGGTGAAAGATACGCAGTTTTCAATAACAACGGTGCTGTAGTTCTCTACTCTGATGATAACCTGAGATTCCAGACTACAACTCACGGTGTTAACGTTTATGGTGGAATCAACGTAACTGGTGTTTCCACTTTCACTAGTGATGTTCACTTCTACGATAATGATAGCCTTTTCTTTGGACTTAGTGATGATTTAAGAATCCGTCATGATGGTTCTAATAGTTACATCACTGAGCAGGGTCAAGGTAATCTTTATATTCAGGGTGATAACTACATCCTCATGCAAAGCACTGGTGGTGAAAACTACCTGATTGCTGGACTGAACGGAGCAATCGAACTCTACTACGATAACGTAAGAAAGTTCCAGACCACTGGTGTTGGTGTTACTGTACTTGGCAATACATTCACCCAGTCTCTTAACATAAGTGGAGTTACAACAGCAGCTAACATCGAGATCGGTGTTGCTAGCACTAACACAATAAATAGCAAGACAGGTGCTCTCACCTTAAACTCTGAGATTGGCAGCAACGTTGCCATCAGCACTCACGTCAACATTGTCGGATTCCTTTCGGCAACTGATGGAATTTATTATGATTCTGGTGATTACAATGGTCCTAATGGAATCGCATTCTTTGATGGTGACGGATTAATCGTCAGCAGTGGTGCGACAACTAGTGGTATTACAACTTCTAATTATCTTCTCACAACCAACGCATCTGGTGTTCCAGTGTGGACAGACGTATTTGACGGAGGCTCCTTCTAATGGCAAAACCGAATAGTAGACAATCACTTATTGATTATTGTCTCAGGAAACTAGGTGCTCCTGTCTTAGAAATCAACGTTGCCGATGAACAGATTGATGATGCCGTTGATGATGCTCTTCAGTTGTTCCACGAAAGACACTTTGATGGTGTTGCCAGAACTTTACTAAAGTATCGCATCACTTCTGATGATAAATCTCGTGGTACTGCTGGTCCTGGTGGAACTGGAATCACAAGTGAAACAGCAACCTCTACCGTTGGCACATCATTTACTTGGTACGAAAACGCAAACTATATTCAGGTTCCAGATTCCGTAATCGGTATTGAGAAGGTATTCAAGTTTGACTCCAGTTCCATTTCTAATGGAATGTTCAGTGTCAAATATCAATTATTCTTGAATGATATTGCATTTGACCTTGGATATCAAGGTCTCCTGACCTATGCGATGACTAAGAGTTATCTTGAGGATATTGATTTCCTTTTGACAACTGACAAGCAGTTGAGATTTAATAAGAGACAGAATAGATTATACATGGATATTGACTGGGCAAGTGCCGTAGTCGGTGATTACATTGTTTTAGATTGCTACAGGATCATGGATCCTGATGACTTTACCAATGTTTATAATGACTCTTTCCTGAAGATGTATCTGACTGCTCTGATCAAGAGACAGTGGGGTCAGAACCTCATCAAGTTCAAGGGAGCAAAACTTCCTGGCGGTATTGAACTTAATGGTAGAGAAATCTACGATGATGCTGAGAAAGAACTTGAGGACATCAAGAAGAGAATGCTTTCAGAATACGAAATTCCTCCCCTTGACCTTATCGGATAATGGCACTTAATCCATTCTTTTTACAAGGTTCTCAAAATGAACAGTTCCTTATTCAGGATCTGATTAATGAGCATTTGAGAACTTATGGAATAGACATTTATTATCTTCCAAGAAAAGTTCTTGGTCAGGATAATATCATTAGAGAAATTGAAGCATCAAAGTTTGATGACAATTTTGTTCTTGAAGCATATCTTGAAAACTTTGATGGATATGCTCCTGGTTCCGACATTATGACAAAGTTTGGAATCAATCTCCAAAATGAAGTAACACTCACTATTTCAAAAGAAAGATTTGAAGAATTTATCCAACCATTTTTGGGTGAGTATTCTGAAGAAGAAATTCTTCTAACAACTAGACCAAAAGAGGGGGACTTAATCTATTTCCCATTGGGAGAGAGACTGTTTGAAGTAAAGAGAGTAGAGCACGAACAACCCTTCTATCAACTTGGCACAAACTACACATATAAATTGGAATGCGAACTGTTCCAGTATGAAGGTGAAGACATTGATACAACTATTGATTTTATCGATGATGAGGTAAAGGAAATTGGATATATTACAGAACTTACCCTTGTTGGTCAGGGTGTAACTGCTTCTCTCAGAATCGATAACTTTGGTAGAACGGGTATTCTCCAAAAAATTGTTTTAACCAATGATGGTGCTGGATATACTAGAATTCCAACAGTTTCTATCAGTACCTCACCTGCGTTGCTTCCCAACTCTACGGCAGAAGCAGTTGCTATTACTACGGTAAGAAGTGGTGTTCATTCGATTGACAGAATTTTAATCACTAACCCTGGATTTGGTTATACCGTACCACCAACAGTAACTATTACCAGTATTGCTAACACTGCCCCTGGTGGTCAGGGTGTTTACGGTTCTGGTGCTGCTGCGACTGCGGTTCTTACTAATAGTGGTATTACTTCTGTTCGTATTCTCAACGGTGGTACAAATTACTACAACACACCAGTTATCTCCTTTGGATCTAGCACGGGAATTACACCTGCCAGAGCAGAAGCAGTTATTACCAATGGTGTTATCTCCAATATTCTCATTTCCGATACTGGTATTGGATACACTCAGGCACCAACACTCAACGTCTTGCGTACTGGTGAAGATGGTGCTCTGATCGAAAGCAATTATCAATACAATGAAGAAATCGTTGGTCAAGCATCTTCTGTAACCGCAAAGGTTAGAGATTGGAACTCCACTACTAAGATTCTTAAGGTTGGAATAAATAGTGGTAGATTCTACGTCGGTGAGGCAGTTATTGGAACTGCTTCTTCAGCAAGGTGGAAAGTGTCATCTTATAATGATTATGACGAATCATCTCCATATGATCAAAACGAAGAATTTGAAACTGAGGGATTGAGCATCATTGACTTCAGTGAAGATAACCCATTTGGTGACTTCTAATGTTAGGAACTTATTTTTACCACGAAATTATTAGAAGGACTATTGTATCCTTCGGCACTCTTTTCAATAACATTCACATTCAGCATAAGGATAATGATGGAAATGTTGTTGATGACATCAAGGTGCCATTGGCTTACGCACCAATGCAAAAATTTCTTGCTAAGATTCAACAGCAAGCAGATCTAAGCAAACCAGTTGCGATTACTTTACCAAGAATGTCATTTGAAATGACTGGAATTTCTTATGACCCTACTAGAAAGACAACAGCAACAAAAACATTCAAAGCAGTAACAGGTAGTGGTGATATTAGACAAGTATATCTTCCAGTTCCATACAACATTAATTTTCAATTAGCACTTTATGTTAAATTGAATGATGATGCTCTTCAGGTAACTGAACAAATTCTCCCATACTTTCAACCATCTTTTAACTTGACCGTTGATCTCGTCTCTTCTATCGGTGAGAAGAAAGATATTCCTGTTGTGTTGAATGGAATTTCCATGCAGGATGATTATGAAGGTGACTTTTCAAGTAGAAGATCTTTGATTTATACCTTCGATTTTACTGCTAAAACTTATCTGTTTGGTCCTGTTGCTGATTCTTCTGAAGGTCTCATCAGAAAAGTTCAAGTTGATATGTATACAAATACGGATCAGACTATTGCTAAGAGAGAACAAAGATATACTGCCGTTCCCGATCCTATTGATGCCGACCCATCCGATGATTTTGGATTCTCGGAAACATTTGAATTCTTCCAAGATTCTAAAACCTATAGTCCTACCCAACAAACGGATATTTAATCATGTCAAAATATGATGGTATTGATAAGGCATTAGATGTTGAAGCATCTATTGTGCCAGAAGGTGGTTGTTTACCTAGAAAAAAACAACTGAGAGATGCTATTGACAAAACTGATATTGATAGAGATTACGAATACAGTAGGGGTCAACTTTACTCTATTATCGAAAAGGGTGAGGA